CTTCTATATCTAAATTAACATGACATTCTAAAAGAGTGTAGACATCATCGTCTTGTGTTTTTCTTTGACCTTCTAATTCTCTCTCTTTTTTCTCAACGTCATCTTCAACTTGTCTTGGAGATCCTAAATCAATATCTAAATAGAAACCTGCAACTTGTTGTTTTCTTAATTCGTTTTTAGAAACTTTTACCCGATGGATGATTGCCTCTGCATCGTCTAATGAGGTAGCCGTGTAGGGTACAATCAAATCATCTGCTGGTACGAACTTTGACACAGCTTTTTTAGATAACTCATCATAATAAGTTTTTTTAAAAGCTGATCCTGCTAACGGAAGATAAAATAGCATTTGATCAAAGTCGGGCTCATAGTCTTTCATTTTTTCCATGAGCTCGTAGTTCATAAAATCTTTAACACGTTGTGCTTGTTTAGTTTTCTCTTCACTTGGTGCACCGATGACAGCTGTTCTAACTGGACCATCTGCTGGAAGTAATTCTTTATAAGCTAACGCTTGAAACTGAGTAACCGCTTCTGCTAGAACTGGGTGCGTTGCACCTGAAGCTCCTTGGAAAGGTTCTGTTCTCATATCATATTTGAAACCTAATAAATCTAAACCTTGAGTGTAAGAACGTTCCCATTCTTTTCTACCCATTTGATAGTCTTGATATTTTTGAGAAAGGTCTGCACCCATCTCATCTAAAACTTCGTCTGGTAAAAACTCTGCTAAGTTTGCGTAATGTTCATCGCCACCTTCTGGTTGCGCTGCTTGAGGATCAAAATCTACTTGTACTGATCCATCTTCTAATTCAGTTGTTTCTATGGGCCCTGGTGCCTGTTCCTCTGTTACTTGTTCTTCAACAATTGCTTCTTGAATTTGTTCTTCACCCGGTATAATTGCCGAGCCTCTTGGACCTTGCGTCAGGGACTTGTCTACTTTGTCTGCCATTTTTTATTTTCTCCAGTTTCACTGTCTTAACAGTATTATAGTTAATATTCAACCCCTGAGGCGTGGGTCCTGATTCAGGCGGCAGGAGCCATTTCTTAGGGTACAAATTCTTCGAACTCATCCGATTTACCTCTTACACTTTCTTTAAATTCTCCGTACTTTTTTGCAACTTCTGGACCAGCTAAATATGCAATACCAAGATCATCTGGTTTTTTTGTAAACGTAGAAGCTTCAGCTACATCAGCTGCACCCATTAATGTACCAGCTGTTCCAACAATAGGTATGAAAGGTGACACTGCTCTAATAATTGGTTTAGAAACCATCTTGCCAACTTTAAATGCATTCTTAAACATATTTCTTGTTTTAGATTTTTCAGGTACAGGTATTTTTTTACCTTTCATCTCTTTTAAAAGTTCTTCATAATTTGCTCGTGCTACTACATCATCTGCAGTTTTTGCTTTTAAATTTTGTAGGGTTGTACCTGTCATCCCTCTGTCTATAGATTTTAAAGTATTAAAACCTCCTTCAGGTAAATAAACTTCTCCTGTCACCACATCAACATTCCAGCCTCTTAAAAGGTTAGCAGCTTTTTTCCCTTGCTTACCACCACTTGCAACTAAATTTTGTATAGCTGTATTATTTTTATCAATTAAAGCTGATATCTCTTTAGTAGGAGTTTGATCAAAAGCTTTCTTTAATTTTAATTGTTCTTTATACAAAGGTTTTAATTCATCGTTTAATATTTCAGCATATACTTGATTTTGTTTTGAAGTTTGCGGAGCTATAGCATCAGTTGGATAATCGACACCTAGTGCTTTAGCTTGAAAAATATTTGCAGTGTGTGCATTCTCTACATTCTTAAATTTAAATTTTTGTTTATCTTTTTTAAATCTTTCAAAAGCAGCATCAGTATCTTTAGTCACAATTTTTCTTTTTTCTGCAGCTTTACCTTTAGCATCTCCTGTAGGTTCTGGTCCTCTTTTGCTTTCAGTGAATTTTACACCTTCTTCTATTAATTCTGATTTTCCTCTAGTCATCCATTTAGGAGTTCCTGTGGACTTACCTCTTTGTAGATTAAATTCTTCTATAACAATTTTTTTAGCTTCATTAGGAGTTTTATCTAGTTTAACTAATTCTTTAAATCGTTCTACTTTATCGGTTACTCTTTTTGCTCCAGCTTCATTTATTTTTTTTAAAGCCTCTTCAGATCCATTTTTTAGTTCTGTTCTCTCTTCTATCTGTGGTAAACCAATAGGACCATCAGTAGTTTTACTTTGTTCTTTTAAATAATCGTCGTAATATTTTTTTCTGCTTTTAATAAACTCAAGACCTTCTTGCATTGTAACAACACCTTCTTCAACAGCCTTGTCTAATTCTTTCTGCATCAAATCTACAAGAAAAGCATTAGAAGACTTTCCAGTTCCATATACGCCTTGTAACAAAACGTCTGCTTTGTTTTTAAACTGAACTGCACTGTAAGGTTTTTTTGGTGGAGGTGAGCCATCAGCAAAATTCTCTCGACGCGTAAGATACGCCATCATCTCGTTGTACTCGTGGATTTTCAATTTACAATCCTAGTATTGCTGCTAGACCGCCTGATTGTTTCTCATCTCTTTTGATAACACCTCTACCAATTAAGATATCTTCTTGTGTAATTTCTCCATCACCAGATAGATCAGGGAAAGATCCACCAGCTAAAGTAATTCTAGTTTTATCATCTTCAACTAATTCTTTAACAACTTCCATTCCAGGATCTTTAGCTGTGCCCATTCTCATTTCAAAAAACTCTTTTAGTTCATCTAATGACTTTGGTTTACGTCCTTTTTCTCTAATAAATTCTTTTACAACTTCTTCAATTCTAATTCTAGGATCGATTGCTGCTTGATCACTCATAGCTTCTCTTCTGAAACTATCAAAGTCCATAGGGTCTAAACCTTGCTCTAACATATCAAATCTGTATTTATTATATTCGTCCTCTAACATAGGATCTCTATCTGCCATTTGCATGATGCCTGAATCCTGAGCCCTGACTTGTTCACCCATAGGCACGCCTTGGTCTTTCATTAATTCAATTGTATCTAAGTCTTCTTCTTGAAACTCTTCAACTTCATCACCTTGTGCATAAAAATTTCTCATAATTCCTCCGTTTGCTTTTTCTGGTCTATCTAAATAATATTCATAGGCTTTACCATAATACTTTAATTGGTCTTTATCTGAAAGCTCAGAATAATCTAAACCGTCTTCACCTGCCATGTCTTCGGCAATTTCAACAATCTTATATTTCCAATCGTCCATTAATAGTACGTCCTCTGTTGTTTAGGCATCTCATCCTCTTTGTAGTCTTCAGGGTGATTTATTAAACCTCCCTGTCTAAACCTCATTACAGCTTGGGTCATGGAATCCACTAAGTCGTCGTGATCCCCATAAGGAAAAGCTGCACATTCCTCTATGACTTCTTGTGCGAAGTCCATATCTTTGGGCGCCCATATCAGTCCCGACTCAAAGAGCGGAGATACTGCGTTTACCCTCGTGTGTTTATCGTTACCACGCGATGGTGAGAAATTTATAACAGGAATTCCCATCTTACGCAACTCATAAGTTAAAGGTAATCCTGATGCCTTACTCTCGATTATAACTGTTTCCGGATTCCAGTAGCCATATTGTTCGAGCGCTATCCTACGAAGCTCTGGGAATTCATACCTACCTTTTAAAGAGTCTACTAATATTAAACTTGGTGGTGAGTCTTCATTTTCTTGAAACACGCCCCAGGTAGTAATAGCTGAAAAGTCAGCAGTTTCTTTTTTCATAAACGCTGTATCGTAAGATTGTATAATATGTTGTAATGGTGGCATTTCATCGTCTTCCCAGTTTCTCCACCACTCACGTTTTATTAATGCACCTTCTTCTGAAGTAGGGTTTTGCATATACTGTGCATTCCATTTAGTCAGAGGAATACTAGCTTTAACAGATTCTAAATCTTCTAGCTTCCAATATTCTGGCCAAACAGGTTTACCTGATGGTAGGATTGCAGGGAATTCTATAAGCTCCCATTTATCAGCTTTGACTCCCTTTTGAGCATTTAACAATCTACCTGTTAAATCTTTTTCATTCCATCTTGTCATGATAACAACAATCGATCCACCAGGTTGAAGACGTTGTCTAGGTCCTGATGTGTACCATTCATAAGTTCTTTCAAGAGCTTGGTTGTTAAGAGCATCTTGTTCAGTGTGTGGATCATCAATAATTAATAAGTCAGCACCACGACCTGTGATAGCTGATCCAACACCGGCAGCGTAATATTCCCCGCCTTGTTCTGTTTCCCATTTACCAGCAGCTTGAGAATCAGGATTTAATCTAGTTTTAAAAACTTGCTTATATTCTGGAGAGTCCATTAAAGATTTAGCTTTACGACCAAACCTTACAGATAATTCAGTTGTGTTAGTTGATTGAATAATTTTTAATTTAGGATTACGACCTACCATCCACGCAGGTAAAAGATAAGAACCAAATTCAGATTTAGTATGTCTAGGTGGCATATTGATAATTAATCTTTTAATTTTACCTTGTGCAAGTTGATCAAACTTATCTGCAATTTTTTTGTGATGTTTACCTTCAATAAAATCTGGCCAGACGTGTTTTACAAAATCCATAAAATTATTTTGTATTCCAGCAGTCTTTTTCTTTTCACCATACTGCGCAGCAAGTAATGAGAATTGTCTTCTTACGTCGGCAGGTAATTTCTCGAAGTTCTTTAGTTTATCTTTATTTATCATTTGAAAAAAATTTTCTGAAAAATTTTTACACTATTTTTTTAAAAAGTAAAAAAGTATTATAAGGCTTTAAATGTATGAAAGCTGGCATAAATACAAACTATTGGGACCCCTTTTATAAAAATAAAAAAACCTTTTTGTAAAAAAATTTAAAAACCCAACTCGGGTTGGTACCTCTATCGATTCATAAAACCGGAGCGCCATACTGATCAGGTAACTCTGGCGCTACCGGTCCGAGTTCTTAGTCGCTACCTTGCGGTCACTGCTAACATACAGGGAAAAGCCAGAGGCTGATTTGGATGCCGTCTCTCGGTCAAATTCTCTTGATGCCTGGCGCACAACCTATGCTTGTATGCAAGGATTGCATAGGGTGTGCGCTTGGCTACTAGTCTAACAGAACATAGTATTCATCAACAAAGTTCTTTTGGAACCATGTTAAACCTTTTTGCATTGTATCATAATCCTCACTCATCTCAGCGCCTATGATTGTATCATAGATCGCTACAGCAAATGCAGGTAGCTTACACGATTGACTAAATGTTTCATCGCTGAATCGATTATGAATCGTCATCTCTTTTGTTAAGTCTGCACCCATGTAACAATTGTCAAATGGTTTTGGTACTGTGTATGTTTTGTTTTTATATTTTATTTGCATTATACCTCTTTCTGTTATGTGTCCTAGTATATCCTATATTATATTAATTGTCAACCCCTATTTGTTCAATTCGATATTCTCCACCCCAACGATCTTCGTTCTTAACCTTGGCATATCCTTGGCTCTCTCGTCTGTGTCTGATAAACTCTATTGGTCGACCATGTTCAATGTTTTGCATATTATGATTGAGCCAATCCATTTTACAACCTTGACTACAAAAATATGTATCAGACCTATAATCGTAGTTATGCCACCTTACATCTTCATTATTACTACTAGCAATATTTGAATAGGCATATCTACCTCTAATCACACCTCTAGATTTTAAAAACCTATCTTGTGTAACATGTGTATGGCAATTAGGTCCTTGGCAAAAATGTTTGTTAGGCATTTTATAACCTCACTTTCCAACTGCCTTTGGCAGTTCTATATCCTTGTGCGTCATCATCAAAATATGTCATCAGCTTTGCACCTACTTTGCTTGTCCAATATTTTGACTTGTCTGTCCATGTTCCATTTCTTGTGATGTGTTTCTTATCCTTGTTAGAATAATATGTGATTTTAAATTTAGTGTTTTCTTGCATTTCTACCTTTCTGTTATGTATGGGATAATATCACATTACCCCATACTTGTCAACCCTTAATTCATACTTTCTTCATATTTTTTTCTAGCCAATATTTTAGCCTCTCTTGATTGATGTTTGTTCTTCATACCTTTAATCATACTTGCAAGGTTGCTAGGATTATAGATAGTCAATCCTGTTGAGTTAGTTCTAATTAACTCTGCCTCATCAACTTGAATACCTAGTTCAGTTGCAAGTTCAATACCCTCTGAAAGATATCTGTATGCTTTCAATCCAATCTTTAATTGGTCGCATTGTTTTTGAATTGTATCAATCCATGTTTGGTGTTTAGATACAACATTACCTTTTGCAATTCGCCAATCATTAAAAGTTTCATACTCGTCTTTAGTACATGCGATTGCTCTTGATCTGCAATAAGATGTTCCAATTACATCAAGATAGTATTGATCGTTGAAAGTTTTAGTCATACCCATATCACTACTACTATTGTAGTTCCCACCATATCCGAGTGCTTTCATACAAGCCTCAACATGTTTTGTTTTGTGTGGGTTGTCTTTGTTTTCTGATTGTTGTGCATAGATATCTGGGTTGCAATCCATAGCTTTTAGTTCTTCTCTAAAGTATGCAACTGCAAACTTTTGTCCGTCTTCATGTCCATACTCACTACCATTTAGATTACCAAACAAACCAAAATCAAAGTGTGATTTAGTTTCAGTTATCTCGCCCTCGTCATCTTTGTCCTCACTATGTGCAAAGTAAAAACATTTATCTTTTGCAACAACATCACAAGGATTTCCGTATTTCTTTTTGAAAGTTCTTAGAGTTGCAACATCTTCTGGTGGATATGATCTCTCAACTACTTGCTTTGCAAGTTTGTGTGCTATGTCATAGTGATAGTCAACACTCTCTCTTGCTGACAAGAAATCTTCTCTTTCTTGCGTGTCCTCATTCTCAAAGACATTTTTTATTTTATTAAAGAGTTTGTTTCTTAACTCTGTATTCATTCTTATTTTTTGCATTTGTGCCTTTCTTGTTTTGTTAAACATATATCCTAATATATCCTATATTATATATCTTGTCAAATGTTTTTATTTGCAGTTTAGAATTATTCTAATGTAGTTTTTTTAATATATATACTAACCACCATCCCCAGCCACCGTCCAAGTATATAGGATAATTTAGGATAAGTCAAGAAAATAAAAAATATTTATTTTGGTTCCTGCCACATTGTTGCCTTATTTATCCTATATACTCCTAATATGTTTAATCTAACAAAACGAGGTAAAATGGAAAACACAAATCTAGAAATGATTAAAGGGTTAACTGAAAGTGGTACTAGTTTATTTGAATTAGTAAAAATGCAAAAAGAGTATGTTGACCTATTAGAAAAAAGAGTTGAAATATTAGAAAGCGTTGTTTTCAAAGATGTGAGAAAGGATATATAATATGGATACAGTACAATTAAAAAGAATTGCAGATGTTCTTGAAGAGGTTTTGAAATTAGTTAAAGCTGATCAAGAAAGAACTAAAAAATATTTAGAAAAAGAGAAATCTTAATCTAAATCTGTAGCGTCCTGGAAGAGAGCCATTGGACGCTACTGATCCCTGATCCATTGTGCGTTTAGCTAGACGTTTGCGCCAGTAATTCCGGATAAGCGACTGGACATTCAACAATGGATCTGGGATCAGTCATTTTGACTGTGAGTTTAAACACTATAACACGGGGGCACGCGTAGGATCCTGCATGGTATTAAGCAACGCTACCTACCCCGCGTAGCATAGTGACTGATCATACAACCTTAGGTTGTATCTAGTTTGTTTGTTTTGGGTCAAGGCTCAAGCTTCAAGCAACAAGCCTCAAGCAGCTTGACAGAATAAAGTTTATAGTGTATAGGATAGTAAAGGATTAAATTATGAAAGTTACAGAAGCAAGAAAGATTACAGACTCATTAACAAGAACAAGCAAGATGCCTGGCCTGAGCTACAGCCTGCCAGCGTGGGCGTGTCAAACTGGATCTAAGCTCAGGAAGGTTAAGACCTCACCATGCTATGGATGCTATGCACTAAAAAATAATTATACCAGGTACCCAGCAATTAAAGAAGCACAGTATAGAAGGCTCGACGCTATCAACCATCCGCAATGGGTTGAAGCAATGGCCGCACAAATTAAACGCCAGAAGTGGTTTAGATGGCATGACGCCGGCGACCTTCAATCAGTCGAGCATATGCAAAAAATTATTGAAGTATGCAAGCTCACACCTGACACGAAGCACTGGCTGCCCACACAAGAACGTCAGTATTTGCCAGCCCCTGAAGATGTCCCAGAAAATTTAATTATTAGATTATCCGCTGCGCGTGTTGATGGTACAGCTGGCAACGCCTGGTCGCACTCTTCAACGGTGGTAACAAACGGAAACCCCAGCTGCCCGGCGCCTAAGCAAGGCGGCCAGTGTTTAGACTGTAGAGCATGCTGGAATAAAGAAATAAAAAATGTTAGTTATGGAAAACATTAATATGACACACGTTTTCAAACATCCAAAATTTTACAGAATCCCTAGGGACAAGGCTATTAGCCCGGACGGATCGACGGATCCTGACGGGCGTACGCCAGTTACTCACCCGGATCTGTTACCAGCTCATGGTCCTGAATATTATGCACCAAGGCGCAAGCGTAGATCCTCAAGCAACAAGCAACAAGCGGGTGAGGCTCAAGCCTCAAGCTACAAAGACTCAAGCAGCAAGTAACAAGCCTCAAGCCCCATGGCGCAAGGCTCAAGCTTCAAGCCACAAGCGTCAAGCTCCAGGATATCCTTCCCCTTATAAAGTTTTACAAGGTTAAGGGAGAGGGCCTTAACTAGGATAAAACTATTGTTCGGATGTTTCACGTGAAACGCAAATTGATGAGGTGAGAAGCGTATCTTGTTTGTTTTTGTAGCTTTTAATTCCAGTGTAAAAAAGTGCCCACGAGAATTATAGCCCAATAGATCGGGAGTACCAAAAGAGCCAGTGTTTTCAATCCTAGTCCACGATATTTTAGGTGTAAATGCTTTAAGTTCATGCCATAGTTTCCGTTCAGGTTTGACTGACATTTTTAATACTACAGCTTTTTTAAAACTTTGCCCATTTTCCAGGTTTCAGGAGTAATTGTAAATACCAATCGATGAGATTCTCTTACTCCTACTAATTTATTTTGCAAGAGTTTTACACCATCGATGTCATAAAATTCTCCATTTGGTAACACGACTTGCACTCTAGCCTCTTGAGCAGCTGGTGATGTGTTAAATTTATCTACGATTTGTTTTAATAACTTTCCAGTAAACATGGCTTGATTTATAGTTTAAGTTGTACTAAATATCAAGTATGAAAAAAGAGAAATGGGATGGCAGATCAAGACCTGCTACAGACAAGTACAAAGAAGAATGGAATAGAATATTTAATCCAGTGGCAAAGGAAGTAAGAACTCCTAAATACAAGTCACAGATAATCAAACCTAAAAAGGGTAGAGGAAGTTTTAAAAGAGATAATGGGATTACCTAAAAAATTAACAGAGAAGCAAATGAAATTTGCTCACGAAATAGTGACGAACGAAGGCAGAAAGACTGCAACTGAATGTGCTGTTGATGCAGGTTTCGAACCAGAGTTTGCTAGACAGTATGCGAGTAAACTTCAGAATCCAAAACTGTATCCGTTAGTTGTAAAATATATTGGAGAGTTAAGAGAAGAATGGCAGAAAAAATATGAAGTCACTTACGATAGACATATTTCAGAATTAGGTAAGATCAGAGCTGAAGCTCTTAAAAAGGGAGCATGGTCAGCTGCGGTAAATGCAGAAGTTGCGAGAGGAAAAGCGGCAGGTTTATATATTGAACAAAAGATAATACGAACTGGTAAATTAGAAGACCTGACCACAGAAGAGCTAGAATCGCGCATGAAACAAATAATTGACGATTACTCACCCATCCTAGAAAACGTTCCATTTGAAGATATAAAAGAAACAGTAATGCAAGCAGAAGAAAAAACCAATGAAGACTCTCAACAGTCGGATACTGAATCATCTAGTGAATCTTCGTTATCTTCTTCACGCAAGAAGTCGGGAAAACAGAACGTTCACTAAACTGTATTGATCCGTCATCATCAATGTCATAGCCAGCAAAAATTCTTACTGTGTCCTTATCTTTACTAAAAAGCCAGCCCTCACTTACAGGTGTGGCTAATCTCATATTTTTAAATTCACGCTCGCTACCCCAGCCGCCTTCAGTAATGATATCAATCCAATCGATTCGTACACGTTTGTATGGAAAGGGAGCCGCCACCTTAACGGTCTTAGGTTTGGTGTAAGTATTTATACTTCTAGATTTCTTTTTTGGCATGGCTCAACCATAGAGTTTTTATTTTGAAAAACAAGTTTTTAAAAAAAGATAAAAAGGTTCTTTCGCGCAGGGAATTCACCATTGTAACACTGTGAAACACAGTGAAACAGCTTTGTAGCAGCACTTTCTTCAATAATATCAATAGTTTAAAGCCATTGTCACATTGTAACACCCTCTCTACGCTGAAA